GGTCTGGCGGCGGCCCACGCCGTGGCCAACGGCGGCAACGGCGGACTGCGCTACGGCGGCACGGCGATCACCCTCGGCGGCGTCGGTTCCGGCGCCAGCGGCCAGGACGGCACCAGCTCGGGCAGCGACTGCATCTCCACCGGCGGCGGTGGCGGGGCCTCGACGCTGTCGGCCGGTGTCGCCGGCTCGGGTGGCAAGGGCGGGTTCCCGTCCGGCGGCGGCGGTGGCGGCGGGGCAGCGGAGGACACGACCTCGACGGCTTCGGGTGCTGGCGGCGACGGCGGCAACGGAGCGATCTTCATCACCGTCTGGCCGTAACGATGGACATCTACGGCTTGGTCTCCGGCCTCCCGCAGGCATTGCCGACGTTCACCGCGCTGGTGCCGGCCGATCAGTTCTGGGAGATTCCGCAGAACGCCACCGTCGCTTCGGTGACGGTGATCGGCGCCGGAGGCGGTGGATCGTCCGGGCGCAAGTCGGCGGCCGGGGTCGGCGCCTCCGGCGGTGCCTCGGGTGGCTGCGGAGCGGTCACGCGGCGCCTGATCGACCTGGTCGAGCTGCGCAAGCAGTACGGCACCCGCGTCCCGGTCATCGTCGGTGCGGGCGGGCCCGGCGGGGCAGCGCAAGCCACCAACTCGACCAATGGCAACGCCGGCACCAACGGCGGCGGGAGCCAGTTCGGCGATTCGACCAAGGGCATCTTCCTGCTCGCCGACGGCGGCAGCGGCGGTGGGGTGGCCGGGACCGGCAACAGCAGCCTCGGCGCCGGCGGCGCCAGCGGTGACGTCGTCGGAGTGGCCGGGGTCAGCGGGACCACCGGCACCAGCAACAACGGCAACGGCAACACCAACAACACCACCGGGCAGTGCGCGTCGGGCAGTGGCGGTGGAGCAGGGATGGCTGCCGCTCACGCCGCCCGGGCCGGCGGTGACGGCGGGCCGCGCAACGGCCAGGCCAGCGGGATCGTCGGCGGCGCCGGGTCGACGCGCGGCACCGACGGGATCAGCTCCTCCTCCGACCTGATGGCCGCCGGGGCCAGTGGCGGCGGATCGTCGCTGACGGTCAACGGTGGCGACGGCGGCAACGGCCCCTATCCCGGTGGCGGCGGAGCCGGTGGCGGCGCGGCGGAGGACTCGATCGGCAACTCCGGCGCCGGCGGCAATGGTGCCGACGGGGTCATCTTCATCACGGTGTGGTTCTGATGGGCGTCGAAGTAGAGATCACCGACGAGTTCGGCGGCTACCCGTGGTCGGTGTATCCGAAGGGTTACATCGTCGCCGCCTCGTCGCTCGGGCCGCTGATCCTGACCACGTCGACCTCGAGCAGCGACATCAGCGTCTTCGCCCGCTGCGACGTCGCTGTCGCCGAGGTCGCGGCGGTGACCACCGACTTCAACATCAGCGTCACGGCGCGCTGCACCGTCGCCGTCTCACCGACCGCTGCCGTCAGCCATGAGCTGACGGCGATCGCCACCGAGCACGTCGCTGTCGCCGAAACCTCGACCGTCACCCACGGCGCCACCGTTGTCGGTACCGAACACGTCGCCGTCGCCGAGACCTCGACCATTGCCCACGGTGTCACCACGATCGCCACCGAGTCGGTGGCGATCAACGAGACAGCCGTCGTCGCCCACGGTGTCACCACTGTCGCCACCGAGCACGTCGCCGTCAACGAGACAGCGGCGGTCACGCACGGGGTGACCACGGTGGCGACGGAGTCGGTGGCCGTTGCAGCGGGCGGAACAACGACCACCGACAGGACTGCAGTCGCCTCCGAGACCGTAGCAGTCTCGTCGACGGCGGCGGTCACGATCACGGCCTCCTCGACCGACATCGACGTCTTCGCCCGCTGCGATGTCGCCGTGGCGAATAACGCAGTCGTCACGCGTGATTCACCCTGTTTCGCGACCGAATCGGTCGCAATCGGCCCGAATGCCGTCTGCACCCGTGACCAATCGTTCGCCGCCTCGGAGTCGATCGCCGTCAGCCCCACAGCGATCTCGAGCCACGAGGTGTCCGCACTGGCGTCCGAGCACGTCGCCGTCAACCCGACCGCCGTGGTCACCACGGCCGGGTCGATCGAGATCTCGGTGTTCGCACGCTGTACCGGCGCCGTCGGCACGAGATGCTCGCGTGGCTCCAACCGCCGGCGCGGCCAGGGCATCATCAAGGGCCAGCCGCACCGCCACCGCCCCGACGGCGTGGTCCGCATCGGCTACCCCGAAGCCATCGAGGCGCTGATCGAGCCGATCGTCGAATCCGACCCGGAGCCGCGCACGGTGACCATGCACCGCGACACCGAATCGGAGATCCTGCTCCTGCTGCTCTAGCCGAAGTACCATTCGCGCATGGCATCCAAGACCGCAGCAAAGAAGGCAGCCCCCGCGAAGAAGGCCGCCCCAGTCACCAAGAAGGCCGCGCCGCGCAAGCGGGCTGCCACCAAGAGGGCCGCAGCGCCGGCGCCCGATGTGGTCCCCGTCGGCGAGCCCGACCCGGCCGCCGACCCCAACGTTGTGCCCAGCTACGGGATCACCCCGGAGGAACAGGGTTTCGCCGTCGGCCCGAAGGAGCAGGCCAAGGCCGAGCGCGAGGAGCCCAAGGACAACACCGTCGTCGGCGGCGTCACCTACCCCGAGCACGTCCCCGGGCTGTCCACGTTCGGCTTCGACGGCGTGCACGTCGACGGCAAGGTCCTCGACCGCCCGACGCTCGAGGCCGCGCTCGCCCACCAAGACGAAGTCCGGGCCTCCACCACCGAGTGAGGCAATCCCCGTCCCCCGCGTGGGCGACTGCTACCGTTTGATCACCTTTCAAGGAGGAGTCAATGGCCACAACTGGCGTCAACAGCTTGACGGATGTCGCGGGCGCCGCAGCAGCCGTTTACACGCTCACCGGCAAGAACAAGCAATTTGCCGTGCAGAACAACCACGCGACACAAGCACTGACCGTGCGAGTGTTCACCGCCAACACGTCTGCCAACGCAGCCGCCGCAGCCGCCGCCACCCCGGCGGTCATCGGCGCCTCCGAGACGCTGTTCGTCGGTGCCGGCAAGCGCCTCGTGGTGCTCAAGAGCGCACGCAGCGTCTACTGCTCGATGTCGATCATCGCCTCGGGTGCCAGCACCCCGCTGGAGATCGAGGGCACCATCTTCAAGGACGGCCAGTAAGTCATCAGTGCCCGGTGAGTAATTGCCTCGGGGGCCCGTATCACCCGATCGGGTCCCCGAGCAATGCAACACTTGCGTGATGGCGAAATTGATGGCGGACAGGCGTCATGAGGTCACTCAGCGACGCAAAGAGGTACTGCTCCATCTGATCGAGCAGGGGATGAGCGTCCTCGAGGCCCTTCCCGACCCCCGAGTGGGCGTGTCGTACTCCGCCTACCGCAAGTGGAAGCAGACCGACAAGGCCTGGGCGGCCAAGGTCAACATCGCCAGGGCAACCTCGGAACGGATCGTCGCCCACTCCGAAATGAGCTCGGCGCAATTCGCGCTACGGTACTTCGGCCGGGTCCGGGCTCCGTTCCAGCAGCAATGGATCGACGCAGTGGAGAACCTGCGACCCGGCAACATCCTCATGGCCCTGTGGCCGCCCGAGCACGGCAAGACCACGACGTTCGAGGACTACGCCACCGAGAAGATCTGCCGGGTGCCGGAGTGGCGCAACACCACCGCCTCGGAAGCCGACACGATCTCCAAGCGCATCGTCTCCCGTGTCCGCAACCGCCTCGAGGTCAATGGCCCCTTCCCGCTGCTCGTCAAGGAGTGGGGCCCGTTCCGCTCCGACGCCGGCGCGTCGCGCGAGAACATGTACCGCCAGCCGTGGAACAACGCCCACTTCCGGGTGATGAAGAAGCAGGCCTCCGACGAGCGCGACCACTCGATGCTGGCCATCGGCTGGAACTCGAGCACGGTCTCGATCCGCACCGACCACCTCCACGTCGACGACATCCAGTCGCTCAAGACTCTCGGGCGCACCGACACCCAGCTGGAGTGGTTCCGCCAGGACGCCCTGTCCCGCCCCGGCGAGACCGGGGTGACCTCGATCGCCGGCACGCGCGTCGGCGACAACGACTTCTACGAAGCGCTCCTCGAGGACGAGGAGCTCGAGGGGATCTTGGAGGTCATCAAGTTCCCGGCGATCATCTACGGGCCCGATGGCTCGGAGCGTCCACTGTGGCCGGAGATGTTCACCCTCGACGGGCTGGACCGCATCCGCCGCAAGGTGAAGGACGACGCCTTCGACCGCAACTACATGATGAGCCCGGGAGCCTCCAAGACCAAGCGGACCTTCTCCGACGAGGGCAAGGCCCGGGCCCTGAGCCGCGTCCACAAGCTCAACGAGTGGCAGTTCAACTCGCAGCTCAAGCCGCCGGTGTACCTGTCGCTCGACCCCGGCCTCGACCCCGGCAAGTGCAACCTCGACGTGTGGCTGCCCTCGGCGGAGACGATGCGCCTGGTCGGCTCGTGGGAGTCCGACCGGCTGCTGCGCAACGAGGAGATCATGGAGATGATCTCCACCGCCCTGCAGCTGCTGACCCCGCACTACAAGCCGACGGTGCTGACCATCGAGGCCGCCAACTTCCAGCGCGGCCTGGCCCGTGACGACCGCCTCAAGGCGCTCAAGGACCGCTACGGGTTCCGCATCCGCGAGCACAACACCAACGACAACAAGTACGACGCCAACATCGGCATCGCCTCGATGGCCGGCGACTGGGAAGCCGGCAAGATCATCCTGCCGTACTTCGACGAGAAGAAGACACGGGTGCCGATCGACGAGCTGTGCCGCCAGTTGAAGGCGTGGAAGCCGTTGGTGCGTGGTTCCAAGTTGCGCCAGGACCGCGTCATGACCATGTGGTTCGCGTGGATCGTGTGGCAGGAACAGAAGGGCCGCCTGGTGGATAAGCCCCAGTCATGGCGTCGTCAGGGCGTACCATACGAAGCACTGAGGGCGCAACCAATCATCCCGATCGGAGCCAAATTGTGACCTATTCTTGGGCCCAGATCGTCGAAGCGGTGCGCCTCATGCAAGCCGACCAAGGCGTCCTGTTCCAGCGGATGCGCGACATCCTCGTTCGCTACGAGGGCGAGTGGGTGATGCCGATGATCGACATCGCCAACGAGCCGAAGATGCCGCAGCTGACCCCGGCGCTGATCGGCGAGGCCATCGACCAGATCGCCCTGCGCGCCGCCTCGACGACCCCGACGGTGTTCTCGCCGCCGATCGAGTACAACAAGGACAAGGGCAAGCGCTCGCGCGAGTACGGGTCGATCCGCGCCAACATCATCAACGCCACCTATGACGCCTCGAGGTGGCAGCTCGGCCGGCGCCGCTACTACCGGCACATGACCGCCTACCACACCGCCGCGATCGTCGTCGTCCCAGACGAGAAGTCGAAGATCCCGCGCATCGAGGTCCGCGATCCGCTGTCGAGCTACATCGAGCCGATGGCCAACGAGAGCCTGCGCGACCCCAACTACGGAGCGTTCGTCAACCGCTACTCAGGGCAGTTCCTGCGCAACCTGTTCCCGGCCGTGCGCTCGGAGAACGGCGGCCCGATCACCGACCGCGACATGATCCAGCTGTGGGACGTCGTCGAGTGGTACGACTGCGAGCACCTCGTGTGGGGCCTGATGGGCCCGTGCGACTCGCAGGGCCAGCACATCAACTCCAACCAGATGTACCAGACCACCGTGTCGCCGAACATGGAGCTGTCCCGGCTGCCCAACCGGGCGGAGATGCCGCCGATCTGTATGCCGCACAACGTCTCGCTCGGCCGGATCGCCTCGCGCATCGGCTCGCTGCTCGGCAACATCGACCTGCAGGCCAAGCTGATGGGCCTCAACGTCATCGCCCAGGAAAAGGCGATCTTCCCCGACACCTACATCGTCGGCTCGAAGGGCTCGGAGCCGAAGCTGGTCGGCGGCAAGTGGGCCGACGGGCGCTCCGGTGACGTCAACATCATCGAGGACGCCGACACCGTCGGTGTGCTGCGCTCCACCCCGGACCCGAACACGGGCCAGCTGATCGACCGCCTCGAGCGCAACTTCCGCACCTCGACCAGTCTGGTCCCCCAGTTCGGCGGGGAGACCTACGGAGCGATGCGCACCGGCCGGGCGATCGACGCCCTGTCTGGCATGGCCCTCGACCCGCGCGTCCAGGAGCTGCACGAGATCACCGAGTCGTACCTGCCGTCGCTGCACCGGGCGGTGCTGGCCACGTACAAGGGCTACTGGCCGAACAAGCAGTATTCGATGTACTGCGGCTACGGCAACAACCGCAAGCTGATCGAGTTCACCCCGTCCGAGCACATCGAGACGCTGGAGACCTCGCTCAGCTACTACATCGCCGGCGCCGACATGATGCAGCTGACCCAGGTCCTCGGTTCGCTGTACGGAGCCCAGGCGATTTCCTTGCGCACCTTCCGTGAACAGCACCCGATGGTCGGCAACGCCGACGCCGAAGCCGCCCAGGCCCGCGAGGAGCAGCTCGAGCAGGCCGTGATGGCCGGCCTCGTCCAGCAGGTGACCACCGGGATGCTGCCGCCGACGATCCTCAGCATGGTCGCCAAGCGCGTCGGCAACGGCGAGTCGGTGTTCGATGCCGTCGAGAAGATCGACGAGGAGCTGCGCAAGCTGCAAGCCACGCCGGCCCCACCGCCACCGGAGGGGATGACCGCCCCACCGGAGTCGATGCCCGGCCTGACCGGCGGTCCGGCCGCCGACCAGCAGCCCGCCCCGGCGCCTCGCGTCAACGTCCCTGCCGACGCCCAGGCGATGCGTCAGGTGATGCAGGCCATGTCGCCGCAGGGAGCGTGACGTGCCTCGCCAACGCAAGACGCAATCGGGCGCCCCGGCAATGCCGGCGCCGAAAGTGGCCCCGCAGACCTACGGTCAGGGCGTCGAGATGCAAACCCTCGACGCGGCGATGCCGACGCCTAACATGGCGGCGGCAGTAGCTGATCCCCCCTCAGCTGCGGCGGGCGGCTCTCCAGCGCCAGTACAGCCGTACGATCACGAAGCTGTACTGGCGGCCGCTCAAACGGTGCGGCCGGAGACCGGGTTGCTCCTCGATCCGACCAACCGCCCCTCCGAGCCGATCACCGCCGGGCTGATGCGCGGTCCCGGCCCGGGCCCGGAGGCATTGCAGCGCCAGCAGGGCTCGCCGGCTGGCGACATGCTGCGCCGGCTGAGCCAGACGACGGGCGACCCATACTTCGCCCAGCTCGCCGACCAAGCCGGAGCCTAGATGCCGACCTACATCCCCAACTCGAGGACCCAGACCGACGACCAGGGCGTCGGCGACATGCGGCTCCTGTCGCAGCGCATCCGCCTCGTCGCCGCCCAGAACCCGTACATGGCCGACAACCTCTCGGCGCTGACCCAGATGGCGATGTCGCCAATGGGCACCGAAGACCTCGTCGCCACCGCCGGCCAGCACTACTCGATGATCCTCGGCGACAAGTTCGCCAACCAGCTGCGCACCCTGACTCCCGGCGCGCAGCGGGCGATCACCTCGCGCCTGGCCCCCGGCCAGCAGCAGGCCCTGGCCCAGATGGGCTACCAGGAGCCGAACCGCGACGAGGGCTCGTTCCTCGGCACCGCCGCCTCGATGATCGGCAAGCCGCTGAGCGTCATCTCCCACGGCGTCACCGCCATTCCCGGTGTCGGCGAGGCCGCCCACGCCACGATGGAGACCCTCAACTGGGTCGGGCAGTGGCCCGCCCACCTGTACCGCACGGCGCGGACGATGGACGAGGGCTCGCAGTTCGCGTTCCTCGCCGGCGGGGCGCTCGGCCTGGCAGCCGTGGCTCTGGCGGTGCCGACCGGCGGCGGCTCGCTGATGGCCCTCGGCGCGCTCGGCCTCGGTGCGACCATCGGTGGCTCCGGCGCGGCGTTCGCCTCCAACCCCGGCGACTGGATCCGGGCCTTCAACGCCTCGTGGGACGGGGAGAAGACGTTCAGCCTGCAGTCGCAGCGCCGCGCCGAGGAGATGCTCGGCGATCCGCGCCTGACCGGCGCCGCCCACGACCTGTCGGCACTGGGCATCGACGTCGTCAAGTTCGCCCACGAAGCAGCCGGGCACCG